CTGATTTGGAAGGTCATAAACCACTGGGTAATAACAAGCAAAAACTAAACCAATTCCAATTATAATATGAAGAAATCATTTAAAGTATTTAGTAGAGTAATGGCAATATCATTTGCCATATTAATTTTAATTAATTTAATGTCATGTGGTAGCAATAGAGGTTGCTCCACAAGGGCTGGAAATTATAACACAATAAATAGATAAATTATGACAACAGAAGATATTCAAAAAGTAAAAGACTATGCATCTCGATGCATCGAGACATTAGAAAAGGATAACTATGCAAAAGTAAGTAGTGGTTATTTGGGAGACAATAGTGGTGGAGTTTACGACAATGTAATTCAAGCACACGCAAATAAGATTGTATCTAAACTTGTATCACTTGGATACATCTACACAACTAATCATGGATATGGATGCTACGATTGGACATTCACTAAAGACTTTGAGATATGAAGATACAAGGAGTTTACGAGATTACAGAAGCGTTCGCATATGAGTTAGAAATCCATTACGATTACTACTGGGATGATGGAGATTATGAATCGCCTCCAGAGGATGAGTTAGAGGTTACTAAAGTGTTCTTAAATGGAGAGGATATTACAACTTTCTACTATGATTTTTTAGAGACACAGATATCAACTCAGCTGTATGAATATGTACAAGAAAATAAGAACGATTAAACAGATCCCTTAATAAGCCAAACCCACTTCCAAAACGGAGTGGGTTTTTGGTGGTAAAGGCAATTAAGCCAAAATAAAAATCAATTATAAGATGAGCTACAAGGAAACACAAAAAGACAGAGATTTTAACAAAATAACATCTCTAATGGGAGACTACATGGAATCTCAAAAAACAATCAAGACCATGAAATTGGACATGATAGATTTAAGAACTCAGATAAAAGAAATGCTGGGTTGGAGCGACAGAATTGGTAGTGATGAAATTTACGAGCTACAGCAATTCGTATTACGCATTAACAAATCATTAATAAAAATAAAATAAAACGATATGGGATACACTACAGATTTTAGAGGAAGATTTGAATTCAATAAACCTCTTACAGACGATATGCTTAAAGTATACAAAAAGTTTCACGACGAGAGACATGAGGATGGCTATCAACCAAATGGTAAACCATCTATATGGTTACAATGGGAAATAGTAAATGAATGGGGATACACCACATACAATAAAAGTTCTGATGAGAAACTATACCTCCAATGGGATGAGGGAGAGAAATTCTACAAGTTCGTGGAGTGGTTAGAATATCTAATTAAGTATGTGTTCAAGGTATGGGACGTAGAGATTAGTGGTAAGGTAGAGTGGCGAGGAGAAGAGTGGGAAGATACTGGTCAAATTATTGTGAAAGACAATGTGGTTGTAGTTGAATCAAGCTACTAATAATAACAATAGAATAGCATGGTGCTTGGGGAGTTCGATTCTCCCCTATTCACGACATAAGTCAAATAATTAAAATTAAATAAAATGGCAAACAATTGTTGGAATCACGTAGTGTTTAATGGAGATGCTACACAGCTTAAAAAATTAAAAAACAAGTTCAAGGAGTATGACAAAACAAACTACTTTACAGAGTTTGGAGACTTTGTTTTAGACAAGGGTAAGGTTGGAGATAGCCTTGAAGTTTTGGAGGAAAGACATGTGAATATAGAGCGTTATCAAATGTGTTACACCTATGGAACAAAATGGTGGGAATTTTGCTTAAAGAGTTACAATTATGATGATGCTGATGACTTTACGATTGCTGGAGATAGTGCTTGGAGTCCACCAATAAGCTTAGTTGAGCAGATTTGTATTTACTACAACCTGACTGCTAATATGGAGTATGATGAGTGTGGTTGCGATTTTGCTGGTATAGTTGAATTTAATGAAAAAGGAATTGTAGACCACAAAGAAATGACCTATCACGAGAGTAGATACGTGGATGATGTTGGCTCATGGATGGAAAATCTATATTACAATTTTGAAGAAGAAACCGATAGAGAGGAGTTAGAACATGCTATGAAAGAAGAGCATGATTACGCACACAAAATACATGTGGACGAATTTGTAAACATGGTGCTGGAAAGCAATTCATAGATGGGCAATAACAAGTATTTTTGGGTACGACATCATATCTTCTTGGGTACGTTGTCGTATCTTTTTTAAAAAACATAGCTTAGTTACTATGTATTTATAGTATCTTTACAAACCAAGTATAACTAAAGTTTAATAAAATCATGACAAAAAACTATATTGAATTAAGAGAGCTTTTCCTATCATTTAATCCTAACAAGGACAAGCAAGAATTGAAAACAGAAGAAATTGAGTACACAGAATTTACAGAGATTGAAGAGGATGAAGTCCCTTTAGGTATCTAACCAGTTTGAATTGTAGTTGATTTAAACAATCGCCTCCACAGAAATGTGGGGGTTTTTGTGGTACAAAACATAACGTAATGGCAATAGACAGACAACATTGGACAAGCACCAATACATTAGAAGAAGTAAAAGTTGATACACCCTCTTATTACGATGGAGACAACAACTACACTGCCATCGAGGTAGTGACAAATTTTAATCTAAATTACAATTTAGGAACTGCATGTACTTACATACTAAGAGCATATAGTAAACACGAGAATCCTAATGAAGATATTCAGAAAGCAATAGATCACTTGCAGTTTGAATTAATCAAACTAAAAACCAAATAAATGAAAAGAGATATATTTGATGTTTACGCTAAAGCAATAGCTAAGAAATTTCACATCACTTTAGATGAGATGTTTGAAAAGAACAGAAGAAGAGACATTGTAGATGCAAGACAGATGCTTTATTATCTGTGTATGGAAAGACCAATTAGAGTTTCATATATAAAGAGATTCATGGAAGAGAATGGTCACAAAGTGACGCATTCTAATATTATTTACAGCTATAAGAAAGCTAAAGAATTAATAGATGGAGATTCAGACTACAAGAATCTTATTACTGAAATTTTACACAATTAGTATGTACACGTTAAAAGAAATCTTACATCAGGCAATGAATCAAAATGAGCCAGTTTTTAGTGACCAGCCTATAGGATTTAATGTAATGAAGATGGGTGTTAAGATTCATAAATTCAGTGATGAAATTAGAATAATGAATACAACTAAAGGTGGGGATTACTACACTGAGTGTACTCAAATAGAGTATTCTTTTTTTAAAGAAAGTGGATGGAACGTGGGCTGTATAAAATTAGGAATATCAAATTGCTTACATAAGCTGGAGCTTATAGAAAATAAAATCAAGAATGAAGTTAATACTCGTAAAAACGACAAACACATTCAAAATCTAAAAAACAAAAGAGAACAAGCCTTGCATAAATACGCAGAGCTTCAGTTAAAGTTAAAATCAATTATTAATTAAAATCAAATCAAATGAGTACAGAGAAAAGTTATTTTGAAAAGCTGGTTGCGATAAACGTAAAAAGCAAAATTGAGAAAAAAGGTAATCTCGATTACCTATCATGGGCTAATGCATGGGCATACCTAAAATTAGAGCATTCAGATGCACAAAGAAATGTTTACGAATCTCCTGAGACTGGACTAAACTGGTTCACTGATGGTGTAACTGGTTATGTAAAGGTTGGTATTATAGTAAACAATATTGAGCATATTGATTATCTTCCAATTAAAGATTTCAGACAGAAATCAATTACTGTAGATAAAATCACATCCATGGATGTAAACACAGCAATCCAAAGAGCAACTGCAAAAGCTATTGCAATGCATGGACTTGGATTAAGCTTGTATGCTGGAGAGGATTTAGTAGAGACTACAAACGTGACTGCAACACCTCCTAAAGCAGAGAAAGTTAAAACTCTTATTACCTTAGATATTGGAGATACAAACTGGGTAAAGGTTCTTTCTTTTGTTGCTAAAAATAAATCTTTAGGTCTTGAGGAGATTGCTAAAAGATTAGAAACTAAGTACAACATGAAAGCTGTTGTAAAAAAGGAACTTGCTAAAGCTATAAAAAATGGATAAATCAGAGATCTTAAAACACCTTGAAGATGACTCTAAATACTATGGGGAGTTCGGTAAGCAGTACTTATCGAATTCCGACATAGGAAAGCTGTTAAAAAATCCAACGCAGTTTAGAGTTAATCAGGAGATGACCAAGCCAATGTTGGAAGGAAGATATTTTCACACTAAAATATTAGAGCCACAAAAAATAGACAATTTTATTGAGGTTGATGTTACATCAAGAAACTCTGTTAAGTACAAAGAAGCATTAGAGAACTCACTTGGGGAGATGTTGTTACTATCAAAAGAAAGGGAACACCTTGATTTTTTATGCACTAAGATGACCTCTAACATGGAGATGTTTGATTATATTTATGATGATGGAAATGAGTTTGAAGTTCCAGAGATACAAAAGATTATGTCTTTAGACTGGAAGGGTAAAGCTGATATTGTAAACCATAACAAGGGTTTGTTAGTGGACATAAAAACCAGTGGAGACATAGATAAATTTATGTATAGCGCCAAGACTTATAACTATGATAGTCAAGCCTATGTATACCAAAGACTCTTTGGTAAGCCATTAATTTTTTTAGTAATAGATAAGCGTACAGCAAGATTAGGTATTTTTGAATGTTCTGATTCTTTTTTAAGAGGAGGGCAAGAAAAAGTAGAACAAGCTGTTGAGGTTTATCAAAAATATTTTAGCAATGAAGCAACTGAAGATATACATTCGTACATTCATAAGCAAATATTATAAGCTACTGAAATTTACACCAAAAAAATCTGTTATGTGGATAGAAGTTCCAATGTCTTGTAACAGCGTAGAACATAAAAATAATATTATGTTATCTACATTAAACCACATGGAGCAAACAATTAAAATTAAATAAGATGAGTGATTCAATTGAGAAAATTTATGTAGGAAGTGGAAAATCAAAGTTTGAAGGAGACCAAGTAGCAATATCTGTGTGTTTATCAGATCTTCCGAAAGACTGGAAGTTCGAGTACAACAACAAAGAGTACGTTAAATTAATTGTTCAGAAAAAAAGAGAGGTAGACCAGTACGGAAAAACACATTACGTGGCTATCGACACATTTAAGCCTGAAGCAAAAACTGAAGAGAAAAAAACTGAAGAGGATAACCCCTTCTAAACAACTACACATCACTAAGACAAAGGGGGCTTTTGCCCCTTTTCTTGGCGATAAACTGTGACAAATGTCACTTTTAAAGGGTTTTACTGAACTCTATAGTAAAAATTATTAATCAACTATTATTATCTATACTTTTTATATTATTATTAGCATTACTAACATTAAAGAATATAAGTAGTTAGAATACAAGAATTTAGATAATTAAAAAACGACATAAAATCGACATAAAATGGACATTACGTTATTTAAAGACATTAAACAGACATCACGACCTTTTTACAGAAACATAAATTTAGTACTTACGAGGATACAAGAGGGGGCTTCAAAAGACATAGTAAAAAAGATACGTGCAGAAAAAGACAAAGAGAACAGAAACATACTAAAACAAAAGCTACCAGCAATATGCTTTAGTGGGGAGTTCTCAAAGAGAGCAGATAACGCTTTGAAAAAACACAGTGGATTTATTTGTTTAGATTTTGATGGTTACAAGTCTAATAGAGATTTATTACAAGAAAAAGAAAGGCTATCTAAAGACAAGTACATTTATTGTGTATTTATATCTCCAAGTGGAAATGGATTAAAAGCATTAGTAAAAATACCACCAATAGCAGATAATCACAAAAGCTACTTTCTAAGCCTTCAAAATTATTACGACAGCGAATACTTTGATAAGACATGTAAAAACATCTCACGAGTGTGCTATGAGTCTTATGATCCCCTAATTCACATAAATGCTCAGTCAAGTTTGTGGGATAAAATTGAAGAGCAAGAATACATAGAAGTTAATAAGCACTCAGACATTCCTACAATACCAGTTACAGATGAAAATAAGATAGTAGATATTCTCGTGAAGTGGTGGAATAAAAAGTTCCCAATGAATGAAGGAGAGAGAAATAACAATGCTTATGTTTTAGCTGCGGCTTTTAATGACTTTGGTGTGTATCAATCTTTAGCAGAATCTGTTTTAATGAACTACAGAACAAAAACATTTACACAGTCCGAGATAAAAAGAACTATTGAAAGCGCTTACGCACAGAAGCATAACTTTGGAACTAAGTACTACGAAGACGAGGACAAGGTAAACAACGTCAGAATGAAGCTAAAGCGTGGTGTGTCAAAAAAAGATATCAGAGTTGAGCTTGAGAACTCTGATGTAGAGCCTACGACAATAGAGAATGTAATATCAAGACTTGATCAAGAAAATGCTAATAACCAGTTTTGGACCAAGAACGACAAAGGAGTTATAAAAATAGTACACATACTGTTTAAACAATTTTTAGAAGAGAGTGGATTTTTTAAGTTTAATCCTGAAGGCAGTAAGAATTATGTGTTTGTAAAAGTAACAAACAACCTTATTGACCATACATCAGAAAAAGAAATTAAAGACTTTATTTTAAATTATTTACTGGAGGTAGATGACTTGTCAGTGTATAATTATTTCGCAGAGCATACTCGCTATTTTAGAGAAGAGTTTTTAACTTTACTATCTTCTATAGATGTTTATTTTATTGAGGACAACAAAGACACTGCATATCTTTACTACAAGAATGGAGCTGTTAAAGTAAAACATGATTCAGTTGTAAAAATTGATTATTTAGATTTAGGTGGATACGTTTGGAAAGACCATGTAATTGACCGAAACTTTCGGTTATGTGATGGAGATGGATGTGACTACCAGCAGTTTATAACTAACATATGTGGTCAGGATGATAGTAGAATAAAATCTATGAAGTCTACAATAGGATATCTATTACACCAATGGAAAAATCTTTCCTATTGTCCAGCAGTAATTTTAAATGATGAGGTTATCTCTGACAATCCTGAAGGTGGAACAGGAAAGGGCTTATTTATGAACGCTTTAAGTCATATGAAGAAGTTAGTATTTATAGATGGTAAGTCATTTAATTTTGAGAAAAGTTTTGCTTATCAAACTGTAAGTGTAGATACTCAGATTTTATGTTTTGATGATGTTAAAAAACATTTTGATTTTGAGAGACTATTTAGTGTTATAACAGAGGGGTTGGTATTGGAGAAAAAAAATAAGGATGCTATTAAGATTCCATTTAGCAAATCTCCAAAAATTGCTATAACTACAAATTACGCAATCAAAGGACAAGGTTCGTCATTTGCAAGAAGAAAATGGGAATTGGAATTAGCACAGCATTACACTAAAGACTTAACCCCTTTGAAGGAGTTTGGCAAACTTATGTTTGGCGAGTGGGATGATGATGAGTGGTGTGAGTTTGACAACTACATGATTGGTTGCCTACAAGAATACATGATGCATGGATTAATTAAGTCTAAGTTTGTAAACCTAAAAATACGACAGCTATCCGCTGGAACATGTCATGAGTTTTTGGAGTGGTGTGGATTAATTGGAAGTAACAATGTTAATGATAAATTAGTTAAAGGTCGAAAGGTTTATAAGAACGATTTGTATTTAGACTTTGTTGAAGATAATCCTGATTTTGCACCTAAATCAAAAATGACTGTTTCAAGAACTAAGTTTAACAAGTGGCTTGAAGCATACTCTTTGTTTAAATATGAGTGTAAACCTGAAGCTGATAGAGACCAGCATGGTAGATGGTTGCGATTCAGAACAAAGCATGAATTAGAAACTAACGGTAACTTTGATTTTTAATATGGAATTTAGAACCTATCAATTAGAAATGATAAACAAGGCATTACCTTTATTGGAGGTACACAAATTTGTGTATCTTGCAATGGAGGTGCGTACTGGTAAAACTCTCACGAGCTTGGGTGTAAGTGAGCTTTTGCCAGTATCAAACCTTTTATTTATCACTAAAAAGAAAGCAATAAGCAGTATAGAAGACGATTACAAACTATTAAATCCTTCTTACAAAATTACTGTAATAAACTACGAGTCATTACACAAGATAGATCAAAAGGGATGGGATATGATTGTCTTGGATGAAGCTCATTGTATGGGAGCATTTCCAAAACCAAGTAAGAGAGCCAAGCAAGTAAAAAGTCTTATAGCTAAAAACAAATGCTATGTAATACTATTATCAGGAACACCAACACCTGAGTCTTACAGTCAAATGTATCATCAAGTCTACGCAATACCTAAAAATCCTTTTAACGGATACAAAAGTTTTTACAGATTCTGTGAGGACTACGTTAAAATAAAAATAAGACCTATTGGTGGATTCAGTATCAGAGATTATAGTGATGGTTCAGAAGAAATTATACGAAAAATGCAACCATATACACTATCCTATACTCAAAAAGAAGCTGGTTTTAAGGTAGAGACCAAAGAACATGTGTTAGAGGTTGAAATGAATCCTATCACATACCAATTAGCTAACAAATTAAAAAAAGATTTAGTTGTAGAGGGTACTGATGACGTTATATTGGCTGATACAGCAGTAAAACTAATGATGAAGCTACATCAAATGTATTCTGGAACGGTAAAATTTGAGTCTGGTAACTCTATGATATTGGATTTAAGCAAAGCTGAGTTTATTAACGACAACTTTGGAGATGTAAAGGTTGGAATTTTTTATAAATTTAAGCAAGAGCTTAACGCATTAAAAAAAGTTTATGGAGATCAATTGTGTACAGAGTTGGAGGAATTCAATACCACAAAAAAAAGCATCGCTCTACAGATAGTAAGTGGTCGTGAAGGGATCAGTTTAAAAAACGCTGAAGCTTTGGTGTATTACAATATAGATTTTTCAGCTACAAGCTATTGGCAGTCAAGAGATAGAATGACAACTAAAGAAAGATTAGAGAGTGATGTATATTGGATATTTGCTAAAGGTGGTATTGAAAAAGATATATACAAAGCTGTTACCAAAAAGAAAGATTATACATTGAGACATTTTAAAAGAGATAACAAATGAGGTTTGTGAAATTTTTTTTAATTTGGTACAGTCAACAAATGGCTATACCTTTTTGGATAATAGGACACGTACACTTACACTTTACCTCTTGGCATAATCTATACGAATACTCTTTATCTATTTTTTTGCACGTTATTGTAGGTGTGGGTTTTTGGATTGATTGGAAAAAAAACGGAAAAAAATGACAGAAGAAACAAAAGAAACATTAGGAGAGACTCTTAAAACAATTTGGGTTTTTGGTAAGCCACAGTCAATGTGGATTCCAATGATGAATCCAGCATATTTAACAGAAAACAACTTATGGGATGACAGAGCAACAGATACAAAACAAAAGGATTAAAGAGTTAGAGTCTGAAGGATACTATGTGATAAAATTAATTAAAACAAACAAAAATGGTATTCCAGATTTAATTGCGCTACCAAAAGGTTGTGATGTTTTATTTTCAGAAGTTAAAACACCAAAGGGGGTAGTTTCAGAACTACAAAAATATAGACTAAAAGAATTAGAAAATCATGGCTTTAAAACCGAAGTGTATAAAGGATAAAAAAATGGGTATATCACCAAGACAAAAAACGATTAAAACAATTATATTAAATGTAAATGAGGAATTAAATATTGATTTAATGGCTAATAATACATCACGAGTACAAGTGTATGTTTTTGCAAGATCTATTGTATACGAATTATTACGGAAACATTTACGAATGACTCTTATTGATATTTCAAAAGTTTTTAACAACAATCATGCTACTGTAATACATGGCCTAAAGCAGCTTCCATATACTATAAAATATGATTCTGAGGCAAAACATTCATACAATAATATTGTTTTTAAGTGGCTTGGAAATGTTGAAAACTTTGTGCCAGTAAATGATTCAGAGGTAAAAAAAAGAATTACGCAATTAATAAATGAAAATAAAAACTTAACTTTGGAAGTAGAGGCTTTAAATAAGAGTTTAAAACACTACACTGGTAAGTACGAAAAATTTTATAAATTAGTCGCAGATGCTGATCATAGATTAGGTGATAAGTTTTCAGTTTTTGAACGAAAAGTAAATACATTTCTTAATGGATTATAATATAAAAAAACAATGACAAAACCTGTTTCTGCTGATGATGTTCAAGCTATTAATCATATAAATTATGTAACTAATAATTTACATTCATTGACAGATAATCTTTATGAAGATTTAATGGATAGAGATCATGAGTCTGTTAAGAAAAAAGCTAAAAATATTGTAAATACCATGAATGAATTAATTAAATCTTTATCTGATGAAATCTAACGACTCTCAAAAAGAAATAATAAAAGAAATACTAAGACTTAAAAAATTACTTCAATCAGCTAAAGTACTATTAAGAATACAAAAACTTCAACAACTACTATGAATAAAGGAATCGCTACAGAACTACAAGCTTTTTGCAATACAATTGCTGAAAGATACTCTAATATAGCAAGAGTTGGAAACGTAAACAACGAAACATTTACAGTTGAAGAAATTATACCAACTTCAGACCATACAGCTTGCGTAAACTTCGTAAAAACTGGCGGCAAAGTTGCTGTTGCTTTTTTCTATTACATTAATAAAGGAAGGTCAAAAGGTTGGAAATACTTTTTCCCAACCGACTCTCATGTTAATGGATTTCAAGCTTTCTTGTATTATAAATTAGAAGCAGAACGTAAAAACTACTCTAAAAACTTTTAGTTTTAATCATATATTTCATCAAGTAATTTTTTCCTAATTTCTGCTTTTATTTCTTTTTGAATATCTCTTGGTTTAGGCATTCTTTCTTTAAGCTCTTGTTGTCTCTTATACATCTCTGGATTATATTTTTTCATTTCGGCTTGTGTCAAATCAAACAATCCTCTTTCTGTTTTTCCACCCTTGTCTCCTTGAGCATATTTAGAAAAATTAAATAACTTTAATATAAACGATCCCAAATCTTTTGATTCACCAATTGTGCTAAAATTACTCATCATTTTACGAAGCTGTCCTGCTGGTATACCTGTTAAAGCAATTGCCTCAGACATAAACTTATTCACCTTTTCTTGTCTTTTAACAGGATCTTTAATCTTACCGATATCAGTATATAATTTAGCTAATAAAGCTGTTTGCCCTAAGACTGGTATTGTAGATGGAGTTCCTACCCATGGTTTTCCAGCTGATGCTTCAATTATTGACTCTGCAACTTTACCAAGAATAAATAAAGCATTTAAGTTACCTAAAATACCTGCTCTTACCAGGTCTGCTTTGTCCTCATCATCAGCCCCTCTTAAAAGACCAGGGAGACCTTGAGACACCCACTGAAATAAAACTGGCATAACCACATGGTACACTGCTAAACTTCTTCCAGCCTTTGTTAAACTTCTTACGTAATCTAATTCTCCATTATCTTTTAAAACTCCCTTACCTTCTTTACCACGACTCTTAATAATTCTATACATGTTTCTAAATGCAATAATTTCTCTACGGAAATATTGTTTTGGAGTAGTTAAGAACATATTAAAGGCTCTTACAATTGCTCCTTTAGTTTGAAAATAATCTTTGTCTTGCAAATCATATGATTGCTGAGTTCTTAAAGTGTCAGCTTCAAATTTTATAATTGCATGATCAATTGCTTCTTGTTCTGTAGCGTTAGGATTTGCTTTTTTAAATTTATTTTTATAATATAAATAATTAGGCACACCACCAACTAAAATAGCTCCCTTATCACCAGCCATTGTAGTCCACATTAGTATTTTACTAATTTGATCTTGCTTTTCGTTGGTTAAACCAAATCGTTGAAGTAAGCCACCATTCATTCTTTCAAACTTATCGTCACTATAGTTTTCTACAGTTCTGGTAATACTTTGACCGTACCTATCTTGAAGAACCACAGAGTTATCTAAAACTTCTTTTACTAATGTACGTGCTTTAACCGTACTCATAGCAGCATTTTTTACCCAATTAATATACCCTATATCATTACCATATGTAACAAATGAAGTCATCTGCTTTAAAATAAGTGTTGGATTTAAACCTAAACGAGATAATAAAAATGTATTATTAAATGCATTTATTATTGCTGTTTCGTTTTGATTTTGTATTCCTTTATTAGCAATTTTTGTAATAGAATCATTAATATACTTCCATATTTCTGGACCAAACTTATCCTTAATCGTTTCTTTAATTAATGGAGATTGAAATATTTTATTAATATTTCTAATTGGAACTGCATATGCAGCAAAATACTCCATGTCTTTAGTGTAGTTTAACAATGCATCTACACCATCTGTTTTATTTATTGGATTGGTGTTTGCCTGTCTTGCCTTAGAACTCGCAGAACCTACATTTGTTATCCATGACTGACTATCTGCTAATAAATCTAATCCTTCAGCATCATTTTCGTTTTGTCTATAAACCCTACCAGCATAAAATTGATTCCATGGCATATCAGTTCTGTAAATCTCTTTATAAGTATTATTATAATGCTCATATGCTTCTGGATAATATTCTCCTACCATCCATTCGGACAATTGAATTAATTTATTATCTAATTTATCAGCAATTTCTTGCCTTATACGACTTTCAAATTCATTCTTAAAAGTCTCATTTCCTAATCGTGTAGCATCAAAAGTATTTATCATACTTTGCTTTAGCGAAGGATCTTGCATTTGAGAATAATAATACATCAATTGATTCTGACTAATATCGATTGTATTCTCTTGTATTTTCTTTTGTATCTCTTTTACTTTAGCAGCTACTTCTGATTTATTTTTTTTAGTAATAACTTTTTGAACCTCATTTAATTGGTCTCGTAACATTTCATCTTTTACTACACTACGAACAATAGTTTCTGTTGAGGATGAATTTTTTCTATTTACTGCTGTCCATCTTTTACCAAACAACTCAGTCATTTTTTCAGAAAAAATTAATTGCTGGTTAAGCATTCTTCCTTTAAACATCCTGGAAGCTTTACGTATTTCCTTTTGAGTTATGTCTTGAGTAGCTCCTTCAAATATTTCACCTGGCTGTGTTGAAATTCTATCAATTAATCCAGTCATATCTTCTGCTGTACCAAAAACACCTTGTTCAATAGCTGCTGCTAAACTTTTAAGTGAACCTCTAAATCTTGCTATAACATTTTTAGCTTTTAAACCTCCCCTTTCTTTAGCGTCAAGAGAAAGATCTTTTTTTATTGCTTGAAACTCTTTAGTAATCATGTGTTCCGTTATTTCATTTTCAGGAATTCCTTGATCAATAAGAGATTGTTTAGCATCAATATCGATACCTGTCATATCCTTATATACAGCTCTTTCGTTTTCTCTGTATTTAATTGCATCTTGTAATAACTGGTATTCAAGATTTGCTTTACCAGTTGCTTCAATTTGATTAAGACTACTTATCACAGAGCTTAATTGAGTTGTTTTATTAGGATCGTTCATTTCTTGAGTAAATGAAGTATTTATTTGCATAGCTAAAGTAATCTCAGCCATTGCCTCTAAATCATTCTCAGAAAATTCTGTTTTGTTAACTATAATAACATCACCACCCTTTTCACCTTCAACCTCTTCTTTTTTAATTTTGTTGTATTGATCTAATAATGCAACATTTGCTTCTATTATTTGATCACTTGTAGCATCTGGACTAACTATTAATTTATTTATACGGTTTAACTTTTTACGAATTTTATTATCTATTTTAACACCCTTCAATCTTCCGCTTTGAATTACAGTGTATTCTTTATTAAGAATTTTAAACAATGAGGTTTCTAAAGATTCGTTAGTTTTTTTTGTTACTTTTTTAAAAACCTCATCTTTTACTGATTCAAAATTAGTTGCAGTTACTCTATTTACTTCATCAATTAAATCAGTAATTTCTTTTTTACTATACAAGTCTCTTGGTAGAACCATACGAATATAGTTTCGCAATGCTCTTTGAACTCCTTTTAAATTTTTATCATCGAATTTAATATTTTTAATTCTTTTATTTATAGCTGCAATACGCTGTGGATTTGCTTTTAAAGGATCTGGAAGAAGTATTTGTAACATATCACGTTCCATTGCAAGCTGCTGAGATGTTTGTCTTTTACCTTTAACACCTGCACTTTTATAAATAGCTTGATCCATAAAGAAATCTAAAACTTTTAAATTAAGTTGCTCTTCGGATAAAGGAACTTCTTTAGTTTTTATATTTTTCTTTATTCTTTTTTTTATTAAATTGTTTTTTTCAACTAATTTTTTATAGTAGTTGTCAACCTTTTTCATTAATTTAAGACCAGCTAAAAAACCACCTTTTAAATCATTAAAACTTTTAGGGTACTCTCTAAACATGTAAGAATCAAATGCCTCATCTTGTACAACTTTAAATGCGCTACTTATTTCTTTAGCTGTAAAGGCTGGTTTAGTTTTACCATCAACCTTTCTTTTTCTTCGTTTCAAATAATCTAATATTGCAGCATCTGGAAATCCACCTTCTTGTCTACCAGCATAAATGATTCTTAATATATCATCTTCATTATCCATTACTTGCTGACGACCTCTTCGAGTAGGGTTTTTAACTCTTCCTTTAGGGCCATTCACAAAAACACCTCCACCGCCTCCATAAGCGCCTTTTTTAGCTCTTTTAGCTGTGTATCCTGGACCAATTCTATTAAACTGACGTTGTATGTCAGAGACCATAGCTTGAGCGCTGTAATAGCCGCTTGCTGGCATTCCAGTTTGATCTTTTATTTGTTGCTCAGTAGACTGCTCTCTACCCTGTCTTGAGGGTGATTT